CATCGACTGTGTGGACTTCGCCATTTTGTCCATACCGCCGGCCGCCACTCCAGCAGGCGTACTAAGCCTGAGCAGATGGCTTCCCACAGTACGGATTACCGCCGAGGCGTCGTCCGTAGCACTGAGTCGTATGACAACTTCTTCAGCCACGCTTCATTTTCTCCTGAGCATGCTGCTGCTTCTGCCGGATATTGCGTTCATCCTTAATGTCAGACTGATAACGGTAAAACTCACTGGCGATCACATCGAAGGCCCACATCAGCCATCCGTCCTGCTGCATTAGTGACCCATCATGTGGCAAGCATTGGCGCACGACAATTACTCCATCAAAGCCGGGTTGCTTTGCATGACACATCCAAAACAGGTCAATTACCGACCACAGATTAGGACCAACAAGCGAAACGGGACACTCGTCAACGCCATGAACCCCGCCTAAGTCGTGACGCCCGAACTTGGAAAACTCAGGATCCGCGTGTCGCCCTACACAGTTCCGCTCGAATTGAAGTCCGTTGGCAATACAGCTAGTACAGGACCATCGGAGCCCGCGCTCGTTTGCCCGGACTCCGACTGCAAGTTTTTTACGTCTGTTTCCGTGCCACTGGAATCACGTAGAATCTCCGTAAATACCTCGCCTAGAAGATCCATCTGCCCAGTCCCGAGCGCGGCAATCACATCGACAGACTTTATCAGCTCAATGCCATCTGCAAAGATTCCCTTCCAGGCATCGACGTAGTGTTCCAGTACCCAGCGTACTAGCTTCCAGTAGTCTCGGATACTATCCGGATCATCTCGACTGAGATTGAACCCAGACATCAGATTGAGGTCTGTCTTCTGTTGCACGGTAAAGACATCCTCAATGGACAGAGTACGGTACTCAGCTGAAATCTGCTCATCAAGAGGCAGATCACGATTGCTGTTCCACGTGGGGACATAGATACGGGGCTTTCTACTGATCTTCAAAGCCATGTGAATACCTCCAGCACGGGGGTGAAGAGGTTAGAGGATCCTCATCTTGAGGGAATCGTTGCCGTTCGTACCAAGTGCGCGCCCCGTCATCGAGATGCGCACCATGTCCTGATCTGGAACGTCTAGAGATGTAAAGTCGAAGTGCGCATTCCGCATGATGAAACGCATCTTCTTGTTCGCCAGTGAACCGATTGTCACGTGCATATTCTGTGACGTATCAAGCAACATATCGCCAAGCAACTTGCCGGTGCTGTCCTTGTCGATGATGAAGTCCAAAGAAAACGTCACGTTGCGACGATCTGTGCGAAGTACCCGAGATGCGGCGTCTTCTCCGACCTCCTCGTTGAGCAGACTGCGATTGTCCTCAATGGTGATCGAGCCACCAAGGTGCTTGATTGAAGACGCAGATCCATCAAGCGATAATGTGCCAAGCCTCCCGTGGATAGGAGAGCCTGAAGTGTGAGCCGTCGGGTTGTACGGCTTGACTACTCGCCCGCTTGAAGCAGAAGCTCCAAGCGTCTCGCTAAAGCTGATGACACCAGTCGTATAGTTGATCGTATCAATGAGAATTCCAGAACCGCCACCTGTGTCAAGAATGGATGACACGACAGCGACGACAGATCCCTTTGTCAGTTGCCTCGGGGCGGTAACTCGGAAGGAGCCGGCTCCTGTCCCGATAGAGACGTATCCGGTGCCAATTGACGTGTTTCCCGTGTACCCCCACTCGCGAGCTTGTCCGGAAAACCGTACCTGCGCCAATCCGTTATTACCTGCTGCTCCCCAGGAAATTTCTCCGCGACTGACAACGGCTCCGCGCATGTGTTCCTGCAACTCGGCTACTCCAGCAGATCCACCTGTGCGAATACCACGTCGCAGTGTGAGCGATGTCAAGTGAGCCGTAGCAAACAGGTACTCAATAGACGTAGTACCCAGTGAGACATGGCCGAACAGATTCTTCCAGAGCAACCTGTCATCAGGCTCCGTTGTTACGTTACCATTGGGCAGAATGAGCTTCGTGATTTCAAACTCAGCTGTCTTACGCCCAACATACCGCTCCAGATGGTCAGCGCTTCCGGAACGGTCTGGGCGCGGTTCGCGCTCTTGTCCACCAGTGAACGTTTCACTGATAGTGAACATGGCGTTTCCGCCCGTGAGTTTTGCAGTCTGATCGTACGCTAGTTCCTCCTGCACGTACAGAACAGCTTGTGAGCCAGGATACAACTCGTTAGCCATTTCGGTCCTCCTTCATCTTTTCAAATGTGTGCTTCGGTCTCGGTGGCATCACCGCGCGCACAGGCGCGTCGGGAACTAGCACGAAGTGCTTACTAGGAGCTGAAGTCATTTCGGTAACAGCGTCTGGCATAATAAGTCCAGATCCGTACCGACACGGCTCCGTTCCTATGTAACGGTACTTGGGCATGGGCTCCTCCTTAGTTCACATTGACCATTACGCGCACAGACAACTGAGCTTCCTGAAGAAGCGCGTTTCCTTCGGAAATCATTGGAGCGTAAGGCTTCTGTAGACAGATCAGATCGGCCACGTCGCTGCTAAGAGTGAAGTAAGTCAGCAGTACTTCCTCAATAGCACGAATCGTACGTCCCGTGCGGCGCTTTAGTTGCTCCTCAATTTGGCCCCTGGCAGCCAAGGCGATCATAATGGTAACGTAGTGGTACTCAATGCCATATCGGTACTGGCCGTCCGTGGGAATCTCAGTTCGATCCGGCACAACACAAACCACCGGATACTGAGTGATGTTCAGCTTCTCAGAGATGAAGTAAGATTGATCGAGCACATTTTCCAGTACGATACCGTCAGCATATTCTACATCCAACACGTCAAGTTTTGCCGGGAGGTATGTCTTCAATGTGGAGACGATGCTGTCGCAAACTGCGACGATATCACGCTTGCCGGTAGCCATATTCTATTTCTTGGAGCGAATAACAAAGTCTTTCAGTATCTGAGCCCATCGAACTCTCTGGGCCGGGGTGATACGTATAGGATCCCTGGCTGGCATCTTGCTTGTGCCAGAACGGTGAAACTTGGCGTACGGAACAGACGTGCCAATTCGCAGGGTTTTCGGGGTTAGACGCATAACGAAGTAAGGATCCATCTTACTGGTCAAACTCATTCGCAACTTGCCTGTCCGAACGAGAATACCATCAGAGAATCCACTCCTGGCCTTCTCCTCGGCGTACTCTAGGCTAAGAGGAGCCCAGCCCGACATGCCGACAATAGCTCCTTGGTTCAGGAAGACAGTTCCTTCGTGCTGGCAGAATTCATCTGCAATCCTATTGAGAGCGTCGCGCATGTCGGAAGCTCGTACTGTCATACCATGCAGCCTGGAAGAGGCTTCCTTGGCTCCACGTACAACAGTTGTTATTCGCATCAGAAAACCATATCGCGCGTGAAAACTGGACTCTGTTCGGTTCCAGATAGCACATGAAACTGCGCCTTGGGCTGTTGCTCGTCTTTGCGAAGCTGATACGGACTAGACCGAGTGGCTCCAAGTAGCTCAATGCGACCTTCCTTAAACTCTTTCCACGTATCATTGCGCCTTTCCAACAGCGCCGTAGCGTGCTCAGACCTAATACGATTGCCAGCAGAGTACTGTACCTGCTCAATAAGCGAAGCCGAGTCGAGAGCATGTAGGCGGGCTAGAATATTGACCGACGTGCCATTGGTTGACGCCACTGGAACATCATATCCGAGTGTATGGATCAGGCCGTTCAGCGTGTCGAAGCTCTCGCGAATCATTACGATAGACTGTAACTTGGTCGGACGCGTCGAGTAGTTTAGCGACAGCAGAGGCAGTAAATCCATGACCCGCGCATAGGTGGCGTAACAGTCAACTCCTACTTCGAGAGCGTTTGTCGCATTTCGTGCCATCAGGCATGCTCCGTCGCAAACTGCAATACAGGCTGTCCGTAGAGTGTCCGCAGCGTGTCAAGATTGTTCACCACCCATCGATCAATCAATTCGAGAGCGTCCTCTGCTAGCACCGTTGGGTACCAGTTGTAAGTCTTTTCAACTTTGCGCGTGTCGGAGATATAGACTGAGAAGTCGGCCCGACGTGGCTCTGACTCGAACGTGATTGGCACGCATTCACCTGTGATCTGCTGACATAAGGCAGTGCATTCAACCAGCGAGAGACTGGAATACTTGCCGCCGCCGACGTTGTAGACTTCTGCTCCACCCTTGCCGAGCTTCTGAATCTGGAGTTCGATCAGTCGGCAGAGGTCGGACATGTAAAGAACATCACGCACCTGCTTGCCTTTGTAACCGATGTATGTGAGCGGCAGACCTAGTTGGTGGGCGATTAGCCACCAAGCCACCCACCCTTGTTCCGGCTTGCCCCACTGCCACGGGCCGCAAAGGCACGAGAAGCGGTTGATTACGGCAGGGATACTAAAAGCGTCAGCATGCTCCTGCACCATCAGGTCGGACATAACCTTCGTCATGCCGTAGATCGAGCGGTCGCCGCCGTCGAGCGGCGTCTTTTCATCAATCGGGAAAGACGAGACATACCTCGTAGCGTATTCTTGAATCTCCTGAGCATGGACTGAGGAGAGCGGATAGACCTTGTTCGTACTCCAGAAGATGAGTCCGGCCCCGATACGTCGGCACATCTCCAGCACGTTCGCCACACAAACGACATTGTTGCTAAAGTCGAAAGTAGGATTCTTATAGCCGTCGATGGCTGAAGGCTGGGCGGCGGTGTCTAGCACGACATCCGCCTTAGCATCAAAAAGATCTTCAGCGTTCCGCACATCTCCGTGTCGAAAGCTGACGCCCGCGTCCCGTAGTCGGGGGATGTTTAGTTCGGATCCCCGACGCACGAGGTTGTCAATCACAGACACATCGAAACCCGATTCCGACAAGTAGACTGCCAGATTCGATCCTACAAAACCAGCACCACCCGTTATGAGGATCTTCACTTGCTCTTTCTCCTCTTAGAGTAGGGCTCCACAGGAGTCGAAGGAGCCATCCTCATTAGCTTTTGGACGTCTTTGTGTATATGTACGACGTATCCATCAGCACACCCGATCATGCCCCAGCCGCGATCCATGAAGGACAAAGCCAGACTACGGTTAGGCGTAACGCCGATGACAACACCGGAAGCTCGCTCAAGGGACTCGGAAGTAGCGCCCTCGATAATTGTGGCGTCGGATCCCGAGTATTTCGCCATAGCTTCCGCCACGAGAGCCTTGAGATCGTCTGTCATACCATCCTCCTCAGTATTGGTGCCTACTGAAGATTATCGGGCGTAAGTTTTTTTACTGATGAAAAAAGGAGGGGGGAAAGAAAGAGCCCTACTGTCGTTGTGGACAGCAGGGCTCTTTCAGTTGGGAGTTACGCGGTAGCCGGGGAGGCTACATCTATAATCTACGAACTGATGGATCCTATTGTCAAATGAAGTTCACGTGTTCAAGCGGAACGATCAAAGCCGACAGCATGCGGTTGTACTCACCATAATAGCAGCGATGACAGACGGAGCCATTGAAGTGGTTTTGCTCGGACAGGATCCGGGGGAGATCGTCGATAGTGCCCATACACAACTCGTCAGGCATGTTCTTCGTAGGGGTCTTTAGAGCGTACTGCGCACCACAACAAGGAAAGACGCGTCCATCAGCCCCAATCACCGGCTTAATCAAGCTGATACGACAGTTGCGATCTCCGCGCTCGTAATCTTTCCGCCCCTGGTACACAACAATACCATCGTCAACTCCAGCCCTTCGCACTTGGCTGCGTATGCTGTCCATCTCAGGCACGTTGTCCAAATCAAAGAGGTCAGATACGGCTCGCATGTGCGTGAACTCACGGTCAGTAGCGTAGAGGATAGAGAAGAGAAACTTGTCTAAGTCGAACTCCCGAGTTACGACGTAACTGAAAGCCCAATCCACACCAGGCGCAAGATCAGTAGCATAGTCGATAGCCTGGACGAGATCGCCCCCCTTACACAGTCCAGGCCTATCATCCGAAATGGAAATACGGCACCATGTCAATAGTTCCAGGACGCAGGCGATTTTGACTCGATGCGGAAAGAGAAGGGCGTTCGTAACTAGACCAATCTCGATTCCAGCTTCGGCCCAGATCTGCAAGATCTCGCTAAATTGCGGGTGCATTAGCGGCTCTCCGCCGCCCGTGATAGTAACGGCCCGGCAGCCCCAAATCCTGAGGATGCGAACTAGCTTCTGAACATCCTCTAGTATCATCGTCGTACGCCGCGAGTCATTGGCACATGAACACCACGTGCAGCCTAGATTGCACCGCTCTGTTGGAAGAAATTGAGCATGGATTGGAATCAGTCTCCCCTCATGCAAGCTGCCCTGAAGGTCCGCATGACGAGCTACTTTGAATGGAATCGCATTGGCAGCAGTGAAGGAAATACGACGAAAGTCAGTCATCTCCGTCCCATCTCGGCTTCTGAAATAATATCCTTGAACTCTAAAGTAGACGAGGCATCATGTGACTCCCCAGCCTTCTCCCACCAGTATCTCTTTCCAAGCAACTCACACAAGATCTCGTCTCCACGCTGACGGATCTCACTACGACTTTGATTGCAAGCGTCAAGGACAAGCTGAAGATCATAGAAGCTGTGACAGAATTTCTCCTTCTCAGGTCCCCGTGCCGCGTCAACCCGTTTCTTCACTGCCTGTACGAGTGTTTGCGTCTCCCAGTACTCCGCATGCACCGACGCAAGCTGGGAAATGCACCCAACAAGCGTAGTAGGCAACTCACAACCCTTCGTTCGATGATTATGAAAACGCAGATGGCGACCAACGTTCGGAAGAATTGTGCCGTCTAGACATTCCGTGAAGTAAGATTCGCACGCCTGCATCAGCTTGTCAGCCTGTTGACCGGCCTGCCTTGCCTCCTCCGGGCGTTCTTTCTCGGAGTAGTGTATCTGCTTCAGGCGCTCGATAATAGCACGGTCGACCATCTGCATGAAGCTCTCAGTCCACATGATCTTTCTCCTGAAAGTCTCGGAAGAGAATCTGAACGTGTCGATATGTTTCCCTTATCGGACAACGAGCAATAAGCTTCCCCAGACCTCGCTCAGAAGTACCAAAAGAGGCAATCTGGGATTCCAGCAGTTCCTTCTGCTGGGGATCGTACATGAATCGAAGGGTAATGTCGCCAACGATAGGCGGTCCAAGGAAGTCCGCGTTCTCCATCGCAACAAAGTTGTAAAGGAACGTCGCCACCGTATCGAAGTCCTGCGAGCTTAAGTCGGACAGGAACAGATGCAGGCATCCTTTCTTGAGCAGGCAATAGCGCTCCAACTGCGAGAGGTAATGTCCATCGTACGCAACGCTCTTGCTTCTGAAGTACTTGCGAGCCATAGAGAAGGCAAACACGCAGAGATCGGAGTACTTGCGAAAGAGGATGTGTGCCTGGGTGTTGAACAGGAGATTGTTACCGACACGTCCGGCTTCCAGGCTGTTCCATAGCTCATCTGTCGGCTGCAACAGGCAGTCGAACTCATTCTCGGCCGCTTTCGCGAACTCGGCGTACTCCGCCGACAGCGGCGAGCGCATGGTGTCTCGCATCTGCAGCGCACTGTGTAGCGCCAGGATGAACTGCGAGTACTGAAGTCCAACGTGCCTGAAGTATCTAGAAAGCTCCCAGAACACCCGGTCGTTGTAGAACAGGGCCACCGTCAGGGCGAAGGTGCGGCAGTACAAATAGTCGTGGAGCGACATGCTGTTGTGAGTAACGACAATCTCCTCTGTCTCGATAGAGCAGACAGGAGATCCATCGAAGACGTACCGGCCGAACGACCTCTGCAAGACGCGCTGGCGTGAGACAAGCCCGAACTGCTGGCGATGGGCATCTGTGGCGATACGCGCCCCGTCGAACAAAGTTAGCTGGTGCATGCGGATCTGATCGAAGCCAGCGTCCATCAGTTGCAGGATGCCAGACGTGTGCTTGGCCCGCGTGTCGCCGGGCAAGCCAAGGATCAACTCTGAGTATGTGTTCGACCTTGTCGCCGAGAGAGCGACTTCGGACAAGTCTTCCTGGGAGATGTTGTCCCGCTCGACGAAGGTCAGGACGTCGGGATCAAGAGACTGCACGGAGGCTGCCACACGCAGCGTCCCGTCCATGTTGTCGGCCACTTGCAGGACGCGATTCTTCCTGTTCTTGCCCGTTGCCGCTACCACGTAGTGCGGGAAGCCCCAGCGCTCGCGGGCCAAACGGAATGTCTCACTGAAGCGCACGTCCTCCTCGTACATGCCAAAGTTGTCGTCCGCCATGATTAGGGTCTTCGACTTAGTGCGCGCCGCAACGTACCACAGCTCATCAATCATCCGCTCCGGAGAGTGCTTGAACACTTGCCCGCGAGAGCGCGAGCCATCCGCGCAGAAGGTACAGGTAAACGGACAGCCACGATTTGACTCCAACATGGGAAGTAGAAGCGGATCGGCAAGAAAAACGTCTAGTGATCCATTAAGATAGGGAGAAGGTATGGAGTCCAAAGATGCCATCCTGGGAATCTTATCTGTTCCATCTGCGTACTGGCCGTCAATAACCTTCAGAAAAGACTCCCCGGCCACGGCACACAAGCCCATGATGTCTGCGTGCTGGGCGTACTCTGCTCCATGATCTCGCACGGTCCGGCAAAGTCTCAGCAACGGATCCTCACCATCACCTTGCAAGTAGGCGTCGATATACGGTCGCGAGCGTAGCCATTGCTCTTGCCTGTGAGATTCCAACGGGAAGTTGGGACCACCAAATACGACGAAGGTTTCGGGATGAACTTCCTTGACAAGACGCGCGATTTGACACGATAGATCGGTATTCCACATGTAGTTGGCAAAGCCGATGATCTGAGGTTTCTCAACCGCATATATTCTGTTAAGACCATCGACATCCTTGAAAATGCGAACGTTGAACTCGTCCCTAACATCCTTGCGAAGATAGGCCCGTAGACAAGCCACACCGTACGGCACCACCTCCGAGCCATAGTGCCCATCCGTGACGTGTGACAAGTCACATAGGAAGACGTTCAATGCTTCCACCCTTTTGGAGACAGGCAATGATAAACGATGCCATCAGCAAAGCCATAGGCTGTCTTGCTGAAAACGAACATATTGGCATCGCCAATAGCATCTCCCATGCACTGTTCCATGCACCACGGGTTGGTGACGTCGATGTGCGCCAGACGCCCGCACATCGACGACTTAGCGACGAAGAACTGCGGCATGAAGTCTTTGTTGGTGTCGTCCTGTATCCTGCCGCCCTTGGGATGATCGGGATCGGTCATCTGCTCGCGCGTGAGCGATGCGGCGTGAAGACTCTGCCCCATCGCTCTTGACACCCCGACGTTGGCTGTGTGCAGACTCATCTTCTGGATGATCCACTCGATGCCGAAGCGATGAATGGTCGCCGTATCGCCGTGAATCCCCACCAGATAGCTGACCTTGCAGCCGCCGGCCATAGCTTCCTCAACGCTCTGGAAGCCGTGCGAGTAGTTGCGCGACTGCGCCCTGGCTCCGATGTCGAAGCGCTCGCCCTTCCCCTGCTTCTCCTCGTCGGTGCGCGTATCGAGATCGGGAAGGCAGAAGTACCTGGCGTCCCGATGCCCACTCAGGGCCGCCTCCACCTCGGCGTACGGCTCCTCGCCAGACTGCACGACGCGGATACAAGCGAATTCCTTGCCGACGCGCTGCAGAGTCAGTAGAACGGACTGCACCTCATCGAGCATCGTGACGACCAGCGCCCAGCGTTTCATCGCGACTCCCTAATTAGCTGCTGATGGATCATCCACTCCCAACTCTCGAACGTGCCGTAGTCGCGGTAGCCGTGACAGGGGATGGGATGGAAGATGATCCCATGAGACAGTAGGACCTCAATCACGAATGACAGGTAGCGCTCGCCGCGCATCTGCATCTCGCCGTACCCGCGCTTGAACTCCTCGGAATTGTCGAACAAGTAGCCGCCGCAGCCGAAGAGCCCGGAGATGACTGACTTCTCCGCTACGCCCACCAGCAAGCCCTGATCGTTGACCTGGGCATAGCTCTTGGCGTCGAGATTGTGCAGATGCGGATAGTCGGACACGGGGCAACAGCAGAAACCATTGCGAGCACAGTTGATGGTGTCGCCAGTCGGCCAGAAGGCCGAGTCGGAGTCCTTGACGAAGAAAGGGCCGGAAACACCGAACTTCTCGATCACCTTGAGCACCGTCTCCGCCTCGCCCGAAGTGACTGAGGGCAGCAACAACACTTCACACGGCATGAAGTCGAACGCCTTCTTCATGGTCTTGATCACCTGCCATCGGCGGTCGTGATCTTCGAGGACGGCGATCAGAATTCGCTTGGCTAAGTGCGCGACGCCACTGACGGCCACCTCCACCATTGTGCTGTCGTCGATCGGCCACAGGTACTTGGGGAGAGTACCGGGATAGCGCGAGGAAAGCCCGGCGCACGGAACGATCAGATCCATCTCGACTCCTCCATGGTAAACGGCAACCTGACTCCAAGGTACTGATCCAGCATGACGAAGGCCCGGCTTTCCAGAGATTGACGCTGCCCGGCATTAGAGGCGTAGCGCATGATCCGCAGCAAGACCACGGCCAGATAGAGGGCCGTCGTCTGTAAGTCGGCGTCGAACAGGAACTCGGACAGAAGGAATCTACAGAAGATGGCAAGCCGACGGGAACGATTCTCTCTGGCTCCGCGCATCTCCCACCAATCGCAGTAGCAACTCTGCATCAGCTTGGCTATGTCCCACTGGTACGTATCGAACTCGTGGCACGACGGATCGATGAGGAAGACCTCATCGTCCTGAGTCACGAGGATGTTGTCGAGCGTCAGATCGCCGTGGCTGAATGATGGGCTGGTATCCAGAGAGTCGATGCGCTCCAGCAGCTTGCCGTACCTGGGATACCTCTCAGCAACGCGCTCCAGGTACCTGAGCAAGAAGCTTGACTCGCTGACAGACAGGACGCTGGGCTCGCAGCGAAGCTGGCGTACGATGTCCGCGCAGCGCTTGGCCCACTTCTCGACCTCTGAGATGGGGCAAACTTGCAGTCGCTCCTCCAGTGTGATGCCGCGCAGGTACTCCAGTTCGTAGTATGTCGAGGCGCACTGCCAGATGGTGGGAACGTCGAACAGTCTGCCAGACAAAGACTGCAGTCTCTTCATCTTGGCGACTTCAGCAGACAGCCTTTCGGGGTTGCTGATGAACTTGCGAACGAAGGTGATGCCGTCGTCCCGGCAGATCCGCAACTTGGATCCAGAGAAGCCCTGCAGCGTACCGACTACTTCACCGCGAAGATCGGGAGCCATGTCTGTAGTATCTCTTCGCTTGTTTGTTCGATGAAAACTTTCGGAGGCACCGTTTTGTCGTCCAGCGCGAAACCGTGGAATCCATACCATGGCTTGTCGATGCGGATCTCGTCATAGGGTACGTGATGACGGTCAAGCCATTCGATCAGCACGGGCAGCATGTGCGCCGTGCGCTGCCCGATGTTGCCGTCGTACGTGCGCTCCTGACGCGCCGTATGGATGATGATGTACCATCCCGCCGCATGGTACTGCCTCAGTCTCTCGATCACCTCGATGATGGGCGGCAAATTCGCGTACGACTGATCGGGCAGCCGCGTAGGGCAGAGCGTGCCGTCCACGTCCACGATGAGGCAAGGTCGATTCCAGTCACGCAACACAGCTCGCCATCCTTTTGACGGCTTCCACCGTCTGCGGAAGGATACATACCTGCTTGTCTCCGTATTGCCCCGACTGCGAATCGGCAGCGTCGATGAACGGATCCTCGTTGCGCTTGCGGAAGACGAAGAGTCCGCGGTCGTCGGCGTTGCCGTGGAAGCGATGCGGATTGTCCACGTGCGGAACGCCAGAAAACAAGATGCGGTCGTAGTCAGAAAAGATCTGTGAGGCGATATCGTAGAACGTGCGACCTGAATTAAGAAACTGCGTGTCATGGCAGGCAACGATTCCGCCTTCTACTACATGCTCGTCCAATAGGGCGAACTCCGCCAGCGATAGTCTCTTCCACGAGTCAAGAAAAGCGAAGTCCACGTGGCCAACCCGATCAATCAACTTCGGAATCTCCACTTCGCTGAGACCTCGAATAAACTCGACGCGAGGATGATCCAGTACATCAGGATGAACCCACTTGATCTCTGGATCGATAGTATAAACCATCCCCTGTCCCCAGATCTCGCACGCTTTAGCCAAATATAAGGTGGACGTGCCGAAGAACGTCCCCGTTTCAACAATGACATCGGGGCGCATGTTGAGCGCCAAAGCAAAGAGCAACAGGCCAGTATGCGGATGGATGCCGCCCGAGTTGTAAGGAATCGAGTTGTAGAAGTCGAGATGGAAAGAATGGTACAAGCCCTCTCCCTTGTGATCGACATAAGGACCGAAGTCGTGACCAGCAGGATAGGACACGCCGATTGGATGGGAGATCATCATCGGCGGATGTTTATTGTCATGCTGCGGTTGCGCCTTCCCGTCGGGGGGCATCTTTTCTCCGTCGATTGTATGTGGTTCGGGGTACGGACCCGGGAAGATTCGCTTGGTGTAGCCTGGCTTCTTCATGAAATTTCCTAGCGTCAACTCGGTGGATAGCCATCGCGACTCGCTCTCTCAGCAGCCGAAGCTCTTCACGGTGAAGACGTAGTTTGCCGATAGCATCGTGCGTTTCTTGCCCAATCTGGCGCTTACATAATACGAGCCACTTGGGCTCCGGATTCTTGCACGTCTCGGGATTCGCCGCGCACAAGATGGTAAGAGACGGAACGCGGTACCAGATACCCGCAAACAGGCGCAACTTCTCGCCCGCTTGATGTAACGCCATCGTACAGTCTGTCCATGTATGCCACATCACCCGTCACTCCTTCGACATTGATTCCATCTTCCAGCGGACCAAACTCCCCCCACAATGCTTTCGTTTGCAGCCAAGTTACTCCATCAGGCCGACGCTGCTTGCCGCGAGCCGGGTGTCGGTACCATAGATCGCACTCGTCGCCACGAATAGCTTTTGTGCTGCCAGTGCGATAGATCAAATCATTAGAGTATAGGTCAAACTGCGTCTTATTAAACTCGTCCCAGGAAGTGCCCCAGTTTCGCATCTCGTGACGTGAATGACGAGCCAGGTCGCTCTCAACGGTCCATGTATGGTAGATGCCGCGCTCGCCATGCTTCTCGGCAGCTTCCATAAGATTTCGTAGCCAGTTGTGGCTAAAGAACTGATCCGACCCCATGCGGACAACCCACTTCGTCGAAGCATACGCATAACCCATGTTCCATCCACAGTACAAATTCCGAAGAAACCATGAAGTGCGACTAAAAAACCTGTCTTGCGGTATTGGCTCAAACGAATGAATAGGAACGCCTTGCCTGTTACACCACTCCCTTACCTCAGTCGTCGGATCCCAGCCAATGACAAGCCAATTGTGTTCCATGCCAGCTCGCACACATGCGTTCTTAATACACCATTCCAGAAGCCCAACATCGCGACTGATAATCGTATAGCACGTCACGTCAACCATATCAGCAAACTCACTTGATGGCTTTCAGTATGTAAAACCTATTGCTGGTAGAATCTGTAAGCGTACTTTGCACCTGAAACTTGGCTTGACGTCGGTACGAAGGACCAACATCAATCCACCACTTTCCTGTATGATCGACTTCCCAAAGCATGAAGGAGTCCGCACTCCAATCTCTCGTCTTGTGCATTGGATCGCGGTAGCGATTGGGGCTACAGGCATCGGGAACTTCGACACTCGCTCCACGGGAGGGCTTGAGCACACGCCAGATTTCTTCGACAAGAAAGATGAGGTCTTCTCCATCGAAGTGCTCAAGCACGTGCTTGGCAATAACTCCATCGCATGTCGAATCGCTAAACGGCAGTCCACGTCGAAGATCGCGAACAATATCCACAACATTGAACGGCTGCGTATCAATACCTATCGATCCTTCGTGCTTGTACGCTCCACACCCGAGATCTAAAATCATGCCCTCCTCCAGGTAAGTTGTTTTACCATCGAGTCAAGATTGTTCGGTAGGTATGTCAAAGTGTCGAGCATGCGTCTGTTCAGCTCGGCTCGACTGTTGTTGTAATACAGAGGCATCTTGAGTTCCGGCATACGATGCAGAAAAAACCATGGGATCGTCTGCGTGGGCGGTTCTACGTTTCGAGGCCGAAAGCCATCTTTCTTCAACTCGCTCCTTGTACACCAACCCACAATGTCCATAGACAGTGCGTCCGCCCCAATGATCGGCCACATAAGAATGAAGGCATCGAATTGCCTTGCGCAACTTTCCAAGACAGACAGGTGCCAACCTCGATAACGAGTAATAACCGGGTAGATCCTCTTCCCTGTTGAACTCAAGATATGGTCTTTCTCTACCTGCAGATTCAGCAAAGAAGAAGCAGCCGATAATGCGAGAGTATGTGCATTATCTGAGCCACCTATTGAGCGCTCGATAGGCACGTCAACTCGACAACCTCCCTTACAGGCATGATGAATGATCTGATCGGCAAGCACTTGCTCGTGCGAGCGATGTTTCAATCGCAGGAGCTGGAAGTAATAGTCACCATCTGGGCCGAACAGATCGTCGTCTACGGCAGCGCGTACAGCACTTGGATCAGCCATGTCGATGCGTCCCAGGCAAAGCGCAAAAAGAAGAACATAAAGACCATGACAAGCCAATACCCGACCCAACGCCCTATCATATGCCAGCGCGTCTTGTCAAGATGGCGACTCCTTTTGTTTCCATTGGTCGAAGTTGTCATAACAGGCCATATTCTCCGGACTGAAGCGTGAACCAGGATAGTGAGAAGCTTCTCGCTCCTTCAAATACCACTCCGGGAACCATTCATCGGGAGCAACTTGCAGTTCGAGCTTGTCATCCTCTGAAACAAGACGATCAAGCGGCCAACCGGTCTGACCATTCTCACGGTACTTGAAGTATTTAGTCGCAATGTCGTCGTCAGTAGCGAAACCAAAATGAATGAGTTTGCCGGATTCATTGGGGTACTTAGAATTGCAAATAACTCGGTCACGATCAATCCAGAACTGTGGGTACTGCTTCTGATGCAGCTTGGCGACGGGACTATAATGAAGCTCCCCTGTATTCTTCCACCAAACGCCATGCCACAGATCGTTGAAGGCGTTATCCACACGATACGAGCGATTTGAGCGCCACAGGTTTAGGTTATGCAAGTGAAGCAAGTGAATCCCTTGCGTATCGCAAGACTTCAGCACGGATTCCGCTCCATCGCGGGTCTCAAACTGTCGGCCCAAGATGGCATCGCTATCAAACCACAAGACCCAATCAGGCTTAAACGTGAGAGCTACGTAAAGCAGCTGTTGCTTATGGTACAGCTCACGGTGAAACTCATTCCGCAGACCGTAGATAACAACACAACCGAACTGTTCGTAGATCGGTCTGACGACCTCTGTACTACAATCGTCGTACACAACAATTACATCAGTACAGGCGGACATTGAGCGTAGACACCGCAGTAAATGTCCGCCAGAGAGGCCATTGTAGTTACAGAGGAAGCCTACGATCCGCATAGATCAAGCCTTCTCCAAAGCAGGAAGCCAGACGTTACCATCTGCCCCATAGCGTTCGCGAATGTACGACATATCCTGGTGTTTCTTGTTGGCCTCTTGAGGATCGCGCAGTGTGTTAAGCATCTGACCTGGATGAATACGCCTACGGACAAGCGCATCGGATATACCCGCAAAGTTGTACTGCTCGGCACATCGCAACAGAAACTCGTAGTCTTGCGCGTGAGTCATGTTTGTGTTGAACTTGCCTACCGTCTCAAAAACACTTCGATGCCACATGACAGTAGCAGCATTGATGAAGCAATGCCGTCTCAGGGCGTCGAACAAAGACGCTTGGGCAGAATAGGTCGGAGCAGGAAGCAGTCGGGTTGACGATGGGATGCCCTCTTCGTAGGCGCAGTACCAAACGCGAAATTCTGGATGGGCATCGGCGCAGGATAGAAAGACCTCAGTCTTTCGCAGATCAAACAGATCGTCAGAAGGAAGCCACTGTACCCATTCTCCCGTAGCAAGCTCCAAGCCCTTGTTGAGGGCTCCGGCTACTCCGGTATTCGGCTGCCAAATGTACACGGCACGTGTCTGTTCGTTTGAATATCCGAGCAGAATTTCCTCAACCACTCCGTCTTGCCTGGGCTCGGAACCGTCGTCCACAACAACGATCTCGCAGCAATGCGTTTGATGCCTAGCTGACAGCAAAGCAGCGCGAAGGTACGCCGGGTTTTGGTTGAAGGTGGGAATAATGATCGAAACGCGGCTACTGTAACCCATCGCTTTTCTTATCGAGCATGAGTTTTTCCCTTCTGCAGACGAGCCAACTCGCGAGACGCCAACTCTTCCACGATCACATAGACGGGCTTATCAACCAAAGCGGATATCTGCTTAAGCAGATTTTTTGCCGTGCTTGTTGCTGACACGGAAGTGAGAGGCTTCTTTTTTTCCATAGTCCCTGCTTATCGTAAAACTACTATACCACTACAGCAAAGTCAAGCTCTGATCGTGAGCAGTGACAGCCACAGCAAGCGCGGACCAATTGTGCCCCGACACGCCGTACAATGGACCGGGGAGCTTCTTGACACCTATGGCTGTAAGACGTGATGGTCCAAAACGATCAATAAGGGCCTGGCGCACATGCGATTCCTTGATGCCAGAGGCTGCATTGCAGAGATGCCTACCAACATCCCTAAACGGAATGCGAATCCATGGTAAATGACGCAAGACTTCCCAGTGCTCTATGAATCGACCAGACCAGAATACCGTCTCAAACACATCGGCCCCTACAGGCCTTCCGTACGAAACAACTTGCTCAACGGCCAGCATTTCGGCTGACAGTAAGCCAATCCGATCAAGCAAGTGCTCATTCTCAAGCTCTCCGCAGCGAAGCGCACGACTTCCATCGAACAGCACATAAGCACTGAACTGCGGGCCGGGATCAATGCCAACTACGGTCATCCGTGAACCTCATCTCCCTGCACTATCTTCTCGACATCTTGAGAAGCCACAGGCAGATCAGATGTGAACGGCCGTAACTGCGCGACAATAGGAGACGCCTTGAACTGTGCCTGTTGAAGTGACGACATCTTGCCGTGCTTCTGCCCGACAAGATACTTAACAAGCGCTTTCGTCGCCTGCAGCTGGTGTTCGAGCGAATAAAAGCGCTCGATATGCGACCTATACTCTCTAGACTCGTACGGACCCTCTAGCATTTTCCGTAAGTCGTCAATCGTTCGCCATGTCTCATGCCATATAGCCCCAACGCGATGGTGAATCAGCGGCTTTATACCCTTGCACATTGCCTCGGCAATGGAAAAGCCGAAGCTCTCCACGATGCTAGGTGAGATAAGGTAATCCACTTCCTCTAGCCATTCATCCTTGCGCTCAGGTTGGATCCAGCCATCAAAGATGACGTTGTGCATCTCCGCGACGGATGTCTGGAAATAATACAGCAGGTGCGGATCTTGAAATTGTCCAGCGCAACGAAACATGTAGTCTGGAAGCGACCACATGGCTTGCACAAGAAGATCAATACCCTTCTTGTTGTTGAAGTAACCAAGATAGCCTATGGTCTTTCCGTGCCCACGCTCGCGAAACGCATACAGGCTTGCGTCAACTCCATTGGGTATCGTCGATTGCTCAACATGCTTTTGAATATCCGGCCACTGTAGATTGAACTTGTCGCGTATATGGTCGGCCACGAAGACAAGATGATCGACATTGTCCCAATCAACTTGCGGTGGAATATTGCCGAACGACTCGTAGCTGTGCAGGCGGCAAATGACGGGCACGTTCCAGCGATGATGACTCCACAGGGCGATGTTCTCATCGCACCACTCAAACCACGCCACATCAGCCCAGCCCTTCCAACGCTCGTCACACTCCTGGCGACGCACAACAGTGTACTCCCCAGCGAAAGCCTTGGCGATAGGCTCGGTAAACGACATGATCTTGTCCACGATTAGCATGTTCTTGTCGCCCGTACCATTTGACTGACGACGCAAGGTGTTCTTGTAACCTTGCAGTATGTCGATGATCTGCGGATCTCCAGGTCGCCAGGAGAGCACGCGCTCAGAACAGCGTATTGCCATCATTAGGTTGTTTTGAGCCGCAAAGCACTCCATACGCTTAAGATCACACATGTAACTGTATACTGGTCCTTGAAGGAACATAACCGTAACCGGCGCTGGCATTTCATCGGCCAAGTCGAGCCAATGAATTGCCTCGTCGTATTGCTTTGTCTCGTACGCAATCTCAGCCAGCAAGATGTACGGCTCCTTGCGATTCCAACACAGGTGCGTAGCCTCAATAACAAGCTCACGAGCGGCGTTGTGATTGCCAAAATGTCTGTACTCAAGAATCGCAAGCTGTTGCAAAACTTGATAGCGCTCTTCTCCGAAGCGACTCTTCTTAAGGTATTTGCGGTACCAGAAGGCGGCTTTCTTTGAGTCTCCCAGATCGGCATGCGTGTTACCAAGATAGAATAATGGACGCGCATCATTCAGGTTAGTACGATGATCTGCGTAGAGCCCGCTAACATTCATTCGCTTGCGCTGCGCCTTGCGCTGCGCCTCGCGCTTCGGAGGCATGTTGTGGACAATAATCCCTTCAGGGCACCCCATTGCATGATCTCTTGGATACCCGTCAACGTAGTTATGAACAGCAGACGAGTAATGGATCTTGCCATCATTGCGGAAGATTCGCGGTTGCAGAAAGAACAACTGTGGAATGCCAAAGAAGTCGGTGTTCATTGCTAGATTGATACAGACAACATCGTAAGGGCGCGGGAAATCCGACATCCGCACCTGTTCGATAAACGACCTCGGAGTCAATGTGCGCTGCTCAAAGACGTTGACGTGCCGCATTTTCGTCATCACTTCGGCAACCGGATGACTATCAGGGGGAACGAACTCGTGCCCGTCGAGAATGAAGATCAGGTCGGAACTAGCTCGCTTGATGGCTTCATTGCGAGCCCATGAAAAGTCATCACGCCAAGTGAAGCTGAAGCACTTACCGGGACTGGCATAGTGAGCAGCAATCTGTGGCGTATGATCGGTAGATGAGTCGTCCACGCCAATAACAATCTCGTCTACGATATCCTTGACACTCTCCAGTGCAGCAACCAGCGTCTCTTCCTCATTTTTCACTACCATACAGCACGCTATCGTCGGCATTCGCTTTCGTCTCCTTTAGGCAAGTCTACAGACTTAGTATACCTATAGTTTTACGGGTATGTCAACAAGAAAGAGGGGCGCCCGTTACCAGGTGCCCCTCTTTCTAATCCGTAGCGCTGTTTGCTAGAGAGCCTGAAGCGTTGCCTCGCCCGCTAGATCCACGAAGGCAATATTGAGGTGCGTCTTGAGCGCGTTTCCATGACACGAGACGACGCATCCCGTGCTGAACTGTAGCATCCACTTCAGTCCATCGTGCGCAACGCCGGTCTGCGGACCAATCGCCAACTTCAGGCGACGATCTACAGTGCAGTTACCGTGCGTAAGGTTCACGGCGTCATAGAACACAGCACTAGCAGCCGCGCCCTCCGAAACAAGAGACGCCGAGATCAGACAGCGGTGTGTAGAAAGTACCACATTACCGCTGCCTGCTTTGACGTACCTTGGCTTCGCTCGCTGATGGAATGACGCCATTTCTACACCTCAAGATCTTCAGTGACAGAAGCTCGCCGCTTATTGGCCTTCTTTCTGGAAGCAGCCAAGTCGTCAGACTCGACGTCCTCAGACTCGGCCGCCTCCACGTTGCGCCGTCGCTCTAGTTCGGCGCTAAACCGAAACCACGTTTCGTCGCCCTCTTGCCTAGAAACCGAAGTGACCACCGAACGCGGCCAATCAAAGGCTGCCCCTTCGATAAATCCATGCTCGATGGCCTTCGGTCCCTTCAAGTCTCGGGTAAGCACAATGTGCATCAGCCCACCTACCTTACGTTACGCGTTGGTAACTGGCACCCACTCAATGACGACGGAAACATCATTGAGAGTCTGTGGAGTACCAGAGACGCCAAGAGAAAGCTGCAGCACGGCCCCGGGGTTGAGCGTTGAGCGACCCCAGTTCAACGGCAGACTCTTGAAGCTAGTTGCCGCCAGTGTCTGCCCAATGAGAGATGGAGTCTGCCTGCTCAGCGTAGCCCATCCGCCAGTTGAAGTGACGGACTTGTTGAGCAGTGTCAATTTCCAGCCATCATCGTACGTCGCCTGACGGTAGATCTGTGCTCCACAGTTGACCCCCACGTAAGTCAGCTTCGCCTTCGACGGAGGAGCCCTGAAAATGTTGAACGTCTTCGCCGCAACCCCCTGGCTCATATAGAGCGAGACGATCTCGACGTTGCGCTGCAAAGCATCTGCCAGCGCCGTTACACCAACGGAATCCGCCCCCATTTTCGGACTGGTAATAGTGCTCGCCCGAATTTTGTCAGCGGTTATCCCCGTAGGGTTCAGCCGCTGACCAGGGAAGATCTCCCTCGGACCGAAGGTCGGCTTTGACATCAGTGGCCTCCCCTCTTACGCGACAATAGACGGGTAGTAGTATCCACAGTCCACGGCGGTGCGAACGGTATCGTGGAGCAGCTTCGCCTCGACCACATCCTGCTCCTCGGCCTCCTCACGGTAGCGCTTCGTCTGAAGTCCGCCCTTCTGGAAAATATAGGCGGCGCTCGGCTCGGTAATACTCGGAGCGGCAGGCAAGTACAGCAAGAGTGCGTTCTTGCCCCAGATGTAGTTCATACTCACCGTTCCGCCCTCGGCCCCGCTATTGTACACAGCGTTGCCAATAATGAGACGCTCGACGCCAAGCCATTCGGCGATCATTGCAGGCGTCATAATGCCCGTCTGCGTATGCTTGTACCGGTCGAGACCGTCCGGATGCTGACGAAGCTGAGTATAGACCTCGCGCCCGACGAGCAGAGCGTTCGGAATCTGCGCAGTATTCTTCGCAACCGTGTCAACACCTGATGCCACATCGGAGGCTGGGTCGGAATTGACCAGATCGTTCCACTGGTTAGTGACACTGAAGTCCGTGCCGCTGTTCCACGTACTCGATACAAACATGGCGGCCGCCGCGCGACGCTCACGACGCAGCATCACCATCTGCGAGGAGAACCTGGACGCGTCCTCCCAAGGACGCAGCGGATCGTCTGCGTTGTCGCGGATACGGTCTGGAATCGGAGTCGCATGAGCAGCTTCCTTCAGAGAGAAAGTTTCCGTGCTCAGCGTGAATCCACCACGCGGAGCGCGCGATCCAGGCCGACGATCATCGTCAGCCTCATCACGGAACCAATCTCCCTTCGTGAAGATGAAATACTTGTCCGATTCGTTCGGAACGTTCACTACCGGAGCCACCTGATCCGCAATGAACCCCACGTTCGTGTATCGCAGGGCCACATTACGAATCGCTCGATCAATGTGAACGTCGCTGAGTTTCGGCTGAGGCATGTTAGTTTCCTCCGTTCACTATGACGAACTGGAAGCGCCGGTATTGATCAGCACCTCGATGACTTCACCGCTCGCCCCGTCTTCGAGGGCGCGAGCTCCGTAATGGCCCAAACCCAGCCACAGGATACCCGTGCCGTCAGTTGTCGGCTTGAGCAAGTTCCCATGTTTCACAGTAGCTCCCAGACGCAACTTGCTGATCCCAGCCATACCGACAGAAATCCCGGCACTGTCTTTGGCCGTATCCTGTGAGATGCCCAGGGTCGGATCATTTGCGGCTGCCGCTACGACTTCCGGTGACGTCGCCCCGGCTTTGACGAAAATGAACTGATCCGCCGTTGCCGAAAGGTTGTTGCCGCTGACGGTGAACGTCTTGCAGAGGAGTAGGTTCTCGACGGCCATCTTACGCCTCCTTGACGATCATGCCGGCGGCCTTCGCCACCTCGGGATGCTCCCGGCAGACGATGGAGCGAACCTCATGCTGCATCATCGCCGGATTATCGGCCTGCTTGGCGTCCACTAGCGACCAAAACTTCATCGCCGGATCCATCGAAGAATCGTTGCCGCCCGAAGACGACACAATCTTCAGCAGATCTTCGCTGTACGCCGGCTTGCGATCAATCAGCGCCTTGAACACGTTGGGCTCGTCTGCCGCTAGCCTCACCCATTCGCTCGGCTTGCCCTCAGCATCGGGGGCGCACTCTGCAGGAGTGAGCTTGCGATCAGACTGGGCCTTGGCGATCAAGACCTGGGCTTCGCGAGCCTTGACATCCTCTTCCAGACTCTGCACGCGCTCATTGAGCGCGATTCGTTCCTGGTCGAGCGCATCCAGCCTCTTGTCGAGAGCCGCGCGTTCCGTTTCGACGGCGTCTTTCTCCTCGGTAAGCTGGACAGTCTTCTCTTCGGCATCTGTGAGCTTTTCGGCGGACTCCTCCTGCAGCTTCTCCATCTCCCCAACCTTGTCGTTAAGTGTCTGGAGTTGCTTCTGAAGTTCGTCCACCTGACCAGCTCGCTTGATGAGAGAAGAGATGGCTCCGGCGATGTCGTCCTCAGCCTTGAGTCCGAGCATCTCCCGAAGCTTCTGCTCATCCATGTTTCCGTCCTCCTTGGAAACAGTGGTGGTGGAGGACTCCGTGTTGGGAGTCCGTGACAGTCGCGGAGTGGCGACTGGTGTTGCTGTTGACTTTGGCCGATTGTCCGGAACGAAGGCTCGACGCACGGGAACCCACTCGTCCGGAGGCGCGAACTGAATGGCACCATCGCGCTCACCATAGCCGATCTGGAACATACGATTGTCATCGCGCTGAGAGCGTCGCACGATCACGTTGTCGTCACGCACGTCTTCGATATAGTAGTTGACAAACTCGGAATCGCGGTACTGTGAGTAAAATGAGCGCGTGACTGCCATGATTCGGTCGCTGATGCTGTTCTCGCTAAGCCTCATCTCGTCCAGCTTAGACTGAAGAACCATCTCAAAATCGGCGTCAGCCCACGTGCCGTCCTCCTTGAGCGTAATCGGCAGCATGCCAGGAAGGAACGGTCGATTGGTTAGGGCTACAGCCACGAGTTTCGCTCCTTTATCTTCGCCCGACTCAGGATGAGAGAAGTGGAAGGTGAACTCGGGAGAGATGTAGCGGAACTCATCATTCTCGACGTAATCGCGCGCAGCCGGAGTAAACATGACGTTGGCGAACAATGAACAAGATCCGTTGTTGCCGTCCGCAATCTCCAGCGACTTCACCCAGCCAGCAGCCTTCGACTGATCGGGGTTTTCCGACAGAGAGCCGTGGTTGTAGTCAAGCGGCACGCGATCCGGCTCGAAGTTGGCAACAATGTTTTCCATCACTGCCCGGTCGATAGTGAACTGACCGAAGCGCCGATGGTTGAATGACCCCGAGCGAAGGATCTGTACGCGACTCAACGACGGCACTTCGTCGTCAGCCAACATGACGCTGAAGAAAAGATGCTGTTGAGTTGTGGCCATACTCACTGCCCTACCCTTGTCCGCTGCACATTGATGTTCGCGTGAGTGATTGTTTTCGAGTACCCGTCAGTGAAACTTCGGTATTTAGTTGTAAATTGCCCCTTCGTAAAAGAGAGGTTACGAGAAACCCTGTTCATGGTTTTTACTATTTGAGGGTTTGTACGAGATGCTTTCACAAGCCTGCGAATATGCAGATTACCCTCTTGATGGCCATACGTCTCCATGAAGTCGTTATCGTTTATACGATCCCAGGCCAACTCGTGAGCCCTATTAGAAGCTTCGTTTGTTAGATCGGCTACTTCTTGACTTCTCACCCTAACTTTCACTACATCTCCCGCTCCACCTCCACTTTTACCACCTCCACCCTTCCCTTTGCGCCCGTGCGTCTTCTGGTTGTGACGAGCGTGAAGCTGAACTAGACGATCTTCAAGATCAGCTAGCTGAACCTTCATCGTATCTAGATCAGTAGCTGACATCATCTCGCCCATTCTCCCGTTGGCCATTCGCACGGCACGAGCGTCGCACATTTTCTCGGAGCCGCCATCCGACATGCACTTACGCCGTGCATCGTTGGCAATCTGGCACCATTGACGTTTCTGATGTGCCGACAAGCCTTTCTTATGCTCGTCTACGTCTTCGACTGTCCAGGGCATATTCACTGCCAGATCGTAACGAATAGTCCAGACCGTTACGATCTGGCCATCCTTCCCCCGTGCTGTACTTCAGATTATCGGAGGGCTGTACATAAAAACCCCCTGTCCGGCATTTGGACAAAGGGGACTTTGGCTCGAAACTTTTTTGACTAGTGTAAAACTACACCTCAACTCCTGTTCGCACGCGCATTGAACCGTCGGCGGCAGGTGGCTTAAACAATGTGGCCGGATCCGCCACTGGACCACCTTCAGCACGCGTACGATAGATCCACATACAGCGGCAATTGTTGAACCCAGACTTTCTCGAACGGCACATATGATTCGGCGGCATCAGTCGGAAGTACTCGGGCGAATCCATCGTCGTGACCGTGCCATCCGCTTCGGCGCACGCCTCGCAGACATTGCCGTCGAGCAGGGCAGAGTACTCTGCTTCTTGAATGATATCGTAGTGCAGCCGCGCTCGGCGGTCCCGACCCATGTTGAACGACTCCATGCCCATGCGCCGCGAGAACAACTGCGACTGCCGCCCCGAGACGTCCAGCGCTTCGCCAATGACGTTCGCCATCTGACCGGCTGTCAGGCTGTCGCCGTACGCTCTCCAGGCTTCGAGCGCGGCCTCGCGCACGTGACGCTGTGTCTGTTGGGAGAAGGCGTCGATCCCCGACTTGGCCCGAACCTTGAACAGCTCGATCACGTGCTGAACAGTCGGCGGATCCCGACGAGCCAGGACGACGTTCTGCTGGCGCATCAATTCCTGCTGGACATGCAACTCACCCAACGTGTACATCGTCCGCTGCTCGCGGCTGATGATCTTCCGCAAGCCCATACTCATCGACTTGGCGATGTTCGTCACCTTGTCGATCGCGACCGGGCCTTCCTTGATGGCATCCGCCAACTCGTCGCCAATCTGCCGAAGCCACGCTTTCTGAAACGCGGAGATGGCTTGCGTGACACGCTTCTCCGTGATGTCGAGGTCGCGCACGATATCCTGAAAGGCGACGTACTTCTCCGACTCGCGAAGCTCGCGCCAGTACGTCTGCCTGACCTGAGCTACTGCCGTCATCGACTCTCCTCGATGATCGCCCGCCACTGGTCGGCTGTCAGCGTATCGTCGTCAGAGACGAGATCGAAGAGAGCAGGGTTCGGAGCCGTACGCGGGCGACGCTGGGGTGGGCTGACTCCAGCGGATAACTCTTCCCCCTGCTCTTCAATCTGCGACGGAGCGCTACGTTTCGCCTCTTCCTCTTTGTCCTTCTCTTCTTCTTTGTCCTTCTCTCCCTCTTTCTTCTCTTTGTCCACCTGAGCCTGTGTGCGCTGCGGCAGACGAATCATATTGCGAACATAGTTTTCCGTGTCAAGATCAGGTGTCAGAAAAGTTCCGCCAAGCGACTTTAGAAAATCCAACAGATCGGCCATTCGCACTGTGCCAATATCCTCCACTTCCAGCCGAGGACGTGGCTTGCCAGGGAAATTTATATCAAGCAGCGGCCATATAATCTGGGTCGTAATCTCCTCGGCCAGCCATTGCGACAGTGCTTTGAGCGAATCATAGAAGACGCCGACGTCAACGGCTCCCAGGGCACGGGAGCCTGATTGCGTCGTGCCCAGGTTGATGAACTGCGTTAGCGTAGATTTGCCGATCTCTTCGTTGTGATGAGTAATCGTCGGAATGACATCAAGCACCTGACCTTGAGACAGAGATAGCAACTCCACCTCAATATCAGAAGGGGTAATCAAGTACGACTGTTCTCCGGCTTTCCAATTCTTGCCAACCGTTTGTAAATCCGCCAGCGTTTTCGAGTCATAGCCTTCAGCCGGAAGCTTGAAATGTGGGACGCCCAGTGCGAAGCGCCCAATGCGGATAGCGTCGATATGGTAGATCTGGTCCTTAATGAACCAATGCTTGTATGCACCACGAAGCAGGCTCATTCCGGCAAAATTGTTGCCTTCTTGCTGGAACGAAAGCAGCACGATCTTGTCTACCGGTAGATCCACTTTGAAATTCGACGCTTCGACCCATTGCCGAACGCCAATCAATCTTTCGTTCTCGTCTGTCCACCATCTATCCAAAGAGGACGCCAGTCGCGGAGCGATACGCGCCAGTTCGAGTTTGCCATCGACACGCTCGTAGACTTTCTCGAACCAACTGAACCCA